CGGTTCGAGCGGCTGCGGCTGGACGAGCTGGCCACGCTGGAGGCCGAAGCCATGCACACGACCCAGCGCTATTCCGCCATGCCGGGCGGCGGCGGGGACGGTCAGGCACTGCCCCGCGCGGTGGAGCGCATCGAGGAAGCCCGGCAGGCTGCCGAAGCACAATCCGCCGTGTGCGACGCCATCCGCGCCGAGCTGATGGACGTGTTCAGCCAGTTGGACAACGAGGTGGATTTCATGATCCTGTTCCGCCGGTACGTCCTGCTGGAGGACTGGGACAAGATCGCCGTTTACGTCCGGTTGTCCCGCAGCCAGATGTTCCAGCATCACAGCGCCGCCGTCCGTCAGCTGGACATCAAAAGTCCGGAGCAAACCGGAGCAGACCGGACTTGATAATACGGTCAACCCCTGCTAAAATTTAAACTGCCGAAGCCCGCAGGAAAGGTTTACTCCCTTCAATCCTGCGGGCTTTGTGCTGCCCGGCTGCGACAGGGGAACACACATTTACCGACCAACAGCCTGAATGTACCAGCCGGGCATTTTGCTTTGCTATCCAGCGGCACCGTCCGGGACTGTACCCGGCGGGGCCTTTGAATAGACGCGGGTTCTGGACATCATCCCACAATGTGCATGGCAGCATAGCCAAGCGGTTTCCCTTCCATTCTGACCAGTAAGCTGCCGTTGCGGGCAGTTGTGCACATTCCATGCCGTTGTAGCTCAAGCAGAGCACCGTCCGGTCAGGGCGGGTCACGATGCCGGTTCAAGTCCGGCCAACGGCTCCATATTTACCACCCCCGGCCTCGTTTGTACCCCGGGGTCATTTTGTACCCCGGCCTTTCAAAACACCCCCTGCCTGCAAAAGGCCTCCTCCCCCTTGAGGAGACCGGCAGGCAGCACACCCCAAGGAGCTGCCCATGGCAAAGACTGTTGCACGCCCGGATCGGGACGGCACCCACCGGCTGGCGTTTGAACGCAACAAGAAAAAGATCTACGCCACCCAGACCGTGTGCGGCATCTGCGGCAAGCCTGTGGATTTCAGCTACAAGTTTCCGCATCCGCTTTCGCCGTGCATCGACCACATCATTCCGGTGGCCAAGGGCGGCCACCCCAGCGACCTCGCCAACCTGCAGCTGGCGCATTTCTGGTGCAACCGGCAGAAGAGCGACAAGCTGTTTACGCCTGTGGAGCAGCAGACGGAGCCGGATGCAGATGCCTCCATGGCCCTGCCGCTGAGCACCGACTGGACGGCGTACCGCAGCCGCTGAGACGGCCCGCAGCGCCGCCGGGACACGCACGCAGGGACGGGGGGCATCCCCCTCCCAGGGGGCCCTCTGACCTTCCCAGACCGTACTGTGAATATTTTCTCGTGAAAGGAGAATCCACCGCCCATGACCGACCTGAAAGGCATGGCCTATCTGCGCCGCCGCCTGAACCAGAAGCGCAGCCGAGTGCTGACCCGCTACAAGTATTACGAGATGAAGAACGCCGTAAAGGACTTTGGCAAGGTCACCCCGGATGAGTTCCGCTTTTTCAGCGAGACGCTGGGCTGGTGCGGAAAAGCTGTGGACGCTCTGGCCGACCGGCTGGTCTGGCGGGAGTTCCGGGATGATAACTTTGACCTGAACTCCATCTACCAGATGAACAACGCAGACACCCTGTTTGACAGTGCCGTGCTGTCGGCCCTCATTTCCAGCTGCTGCTTTCTGTACATCAGCCCGGACGGCAGCGGCTACCCCCGGCTGCAGGTCATCGACGGCGGCAACGCCACCGGCATCCTGGACGAGGTGACCGGCCTGCTCACGGAAGGATATGCCGTGCTGTCCCGTGACCCGGAGACGGACAAGCCCCTGCTGGAGGCCTACTTCACGGCGGACAGCACCTGGTATTACCCCGACGGCCAAAAGCCGTATCAGGTGCCAAACCTCGCACCGGCCCCGCTGCTGGTGCCCGTCGTATACCGCCCGGATGCCAAGCGGCCCTTTGGCCACAGCCGCATCTCCCGTGCCTGCATGGGCCTGCAGCAGGGTGCCCTGCGCACCCTCAAGCGCAGCGAAATCAGCGCCGAGTTCTATTCCTTCCCGCAGAAATATGTACTGGGCACCTCCAACGACGCCGAGCAGATGGACAAGTGGAAGGCCACCATCTCCAGTTTTCTGGAATTCACCAAGGACGAGGACGGCGACAAGCCGGTGGTGGGCCAGTTCACCCAGCAGAGCATGAGCCCCTACACCGAGCAGCTGCGCACATTTGCCGCCCTGTTTGCAGGCGAGACCGGCCTGACGCTGGATGATCTGGGCTTCGTCACCGACAACCCCTCCAGCGCCGAGGCCATCAAGTCCAGCCACGAGAGCCTGCGCCTGGCGGCCCGCAAGGCACAGCGCACCTTTGGCAGCGGCTTCCTGAACGCCGGGTATCTGGCCGCCTGCATGCGGGACGGCATCGCCTACCAGCGTCAGCAGCTCTACCTCACCCGCCCGGTGTGGGAGCCGGTGTTCGAGCCGGACGCCGCCACCCTGTCCGGCATCGGGGACGCCGTGGGCAAGATCAACACGGCCATCCCCGGTTATTTCGGTGCGGAGAACCTGCGGGACCTGACCGGCATCCGCTCCGAGAGCTGAGGAGGCACCCATGGCCGACAAGGACATTGCCCCGGAGCTGCTGGAGCGCATCCGGGCCGACTTCCGGGCGCTGCTGGGCGACGCAAAGCCCGCCGCCGACACCTACGCTGCCGCTGCGGATTACGCCGAGCTTGTGGGCAGCGCCCTGGCCGAGGCCTTCCGCCGCAACCTGACCGCCGACGCCCTGCCGGACGGCAGGCTGTACTGGAACATTGCCGACCGGGTGGTGCGCCCCCTGCTGGAAGATGAGCACCTGCTGGTGGCGGACGCTTCCGCTGCCGTGCAGCAGGCACTGAACCAGCAGGCAAATCTCGGCATTGCCCCGCAGCGGGCCGTGCTGCCCACCGACGCTGTGGACGACCTGCTGAACAAGGTGTCCACGGCGGAGCAGTTTGCGGATGTGGCGTGGGCACTGGACGAGCCGGTGCGTACCTTCTCCCGCATGGTGGTGGACGACACCCTGAAACGCAACGTGGATTTTCAGGGCAAGGCCGGGCTGCGGCCCCGTGTCATCCGCACCGCCGAGAGCCACTGCTGCAAATGGTGCAGTGCGCTGGCCGGCACTTACGATTATCCCCGTGTGCCCAAAGACGTTTACCGCCGCCACGAGCGCTGCCGCTGCCGGGTGGAATATGACCCCGGCGAGGGCAGGCGGCAGAACGTGTGGAACAAGACGTGGACGGAGGATGAGGACGCCCGGCAGGCACGCATTCAAAAGATTCAAAACCCATCGACAAACCGAGACGATTCTGCTAAGATAGAAGCACGAAAACAGATTGGGCTGCCGCCGGTCGATTCACCTGAGATCAAGGCCATCAAGGCCGCAATGTCCGAGCAGGTGCTTAGTCTGCCGGAAACCGCACAGGAGGCTCTCCGGCAGTATACCGGCTTTACGGCGACCCGTGTGAACTTTGCCATCCGGAACGGAAAAATCACACCGCAGATCCAGGAGACCATTTCCGCATTGGATAACGCGCTGGCTTCCGGCGTGATGCCGCAGAGCGTCACCCTGTACCGGAACACAGCGCTTTCTTTTCTAGGGTTCGGGCTTCCCAAAAATCCGACCCTGCAGGATCTGCAAGACCTTGTGGATCTCACACCGGAATTTCCGATATTTATATCAACCAGTTTTCAGGATCTGCATCTTCCGGGCCGTGACACGCTGATTCAGCTGCATGTTCCGGCAGGATATAAGGGCTGCCAGTTCCTTCAGCCTGTAGCGCTTCCCAAATTCAAAAGTCAGGACGAAGTCCTGTTTGCCCGTGGGATGCAGTATCGTGTGCTGGATGTTGGTAGAAAAGACGACCGATATTTTTTAGAGATCGAGGTGCTCCAAAATGTCTAAATTTTTGCGTGAAGAGGATATCAGCATGGGGTTCCGTGCTCCACTTTACAGCGTGCCGGTCTGTATCCCGGAATGCAATGTCTGTATTCACCGGGATGGACCGGGCAAATGCAAAAAGTTAGGAACTCCCTCCGATGATCTTCGTTTCGGAAAGCGCCACGATTGCCCGGACGCCGTCCTGAATACCAGCCATTTTTTATATCCCGAATACCAAAAATTGTACCCGGAAGAGTGCAAGGTCTCTGCCAAAAAGTAAACTTTCATCCACGGAATATCCTAGTTTAACCACTGTATGCCCTCAAAAAGGCACGACAGTGGTTTTTTCATGCCGTTTTAGCTCATGTTGGCAGGGCCGTGGTCTCCAAAACCACAGGTCACTGGTTCGATTCCAGTAAACGGTGCCATCATTTTCATGCAAAGGAGGAACCCAGCCCACCATGCCGCGGACGCGAAAACAGACAGCCCCGGCAAGGCTGGGGCGTCAGACGCCCACCGCTGCCGTGGTGCTGCCCTACACCAAAACCTTCGGCCAGGACGCCATCGACCTGTACAACTCCACCGGGCGCATCGCCCAGCAGTGGCAGGAGCTGCTGCTGTATGACATCCTTGCCCGCAACGAGGAGGATCTGTGGGTGCATACCAAGTTCGGCTATGCCGTGCCCCGCCGCAACGGCAAGAACGAGATCGCCGCCATCCGGGAGCTGTACGGCCTGCAGCAGGGCGAGAGCATCCTGCACACCGCCCACCGCACCACCACCTCCCGGGCCGCCTGGGAGCGGTTGTGCCACCTGCTGGACAAGGCCAAGATCCCCTATAAATCCATTCAGGCCGTGGGCCGGGAGCACATCCAGCTGGAAGAGGGCGAGGGCCGCATCGAGTTCCGCACCCGCTCCTCCAAGGGCGGCCTGGGCGAGGGCTTTGACCTGCTGGTCATCGACGAGGCCCAGGAGTACACCGACGATCAGGCCAGTGCCCTGAAGTATGTGGTCACTGACAGCGAGAACCCGCAGACCCTGTTCTGCGGCACCCCGCCCACGCCGGTGTCCTCCGGCACGGTGTTCCTCAAAATGCGCAACGCCGCCCTGCGGGGCGACACGCAGAACACCGGCTGGGCCGAGTGGAGCGTGGAGCAGCAGACCGACCCCCACGACGTGGAGGCCTGGTATCAGACGAACCCCAGCCTCGGCACCATCTTCACCGAGCGCAGTGTGGCGGATGAGATCGGCGATGACCCCATCGACTTCAACATCCAGCGTCTGGGGCTGTGGCTTCGGTACAACCTCAAATCGGCCATCAGCCGGGCAGAGTGGGACGAACTGAAAACCGACACCCTGCCCAAGCTCACCGGCAAGCTGTATGCCGGCATCAAGTTCAGCACCGACGGCACCAGCTGTGCGCTGGCCGTTGCGTGCCGCACCAAAGACAACGCTATCTTCGTGGAAGCCATCGGCTGCCATCCTACCCGGGACGGCAGCGGGTGGCTTCTTGATTTTCTATCCAAAGCCGACCTAGCCGCCGTGGCGGTGGACGGGGCCAGCGGGCAGCAGCTTCTGGCCGACGCCATGAAGGCCGCCCACCTCAGGTCCCCCGTGCTGCCCACGGTCAAGCAGGTCATCACCGCCAACGCCGCCTTCGAGCAGGCCCTTTTTGCGCAAGCCCTGTGCCATGCCGGCCAGCCCGGCCTTGCGCAGGCTGCTTCCAACTGCGAAAAGCGGGCCATCGGCTCCAACGGCGGCTTCGGTTACCGCTCTCTGACCGAGGGCGGCCACATCGAGCTGCTGGACAGCGTGATCCTGGCCCACTGGCAGTGCGCCGAGGGCAAGGGCAAGCGCCGGCAGCGCATCCGCTATTAACAGGCCACCCGGGCCTGTTTTTTTTGTTGCCATAAAGGAGGGTATTCCATGGCAGAAGCATTTGAACCCATTACCACGCAGGAGGCGTTTGAGGCCGCTGTCGCTGACAGGCTGGCCCCTTACGCCGACTACAACGACCTCAAGGCACAGAACGAGGCCCTCGCCGGGCAGGTGGCGGAGCTGAACACCCGCTGCCAGACCTACGAGACGGACGCGCTCAAGACCCGCGTTGCCCATGAGGTGGGCCTGCCGTTCGACCTGGCGGGCCGCCTGACCGGCTCCAAGGAGGAGGACATCCGCAAGGACGCCCAGAACCTGCTGCAGCTGATCAAGCCCAAGACCCCGCCCGCACCCCTGCGCGGCGACCCCGACCCCAGCGGCAGCGGCAAAAAGGCCGCCTGGCGCAGTTTCGCAAACCAGCTGATGAACAACGAGTAAAGGAGAACACATCATGGCAGATATTCTGAGCAAAGGTTCCCTGTTCCCGGAGGAGCTGATCCCCGGCTTTATCCAGAAAACTACCGGCGCGTCCGCGCTGGCCAAGCTCTGCGGCGCAACGCCCATCGCCTTCAACGGCCAGAAGGAATTCACCTTCACGCTGGACAAGGAAGTGGACATCGTGGCAGAAAACGGTGCCAAGGGCAAGGGCGGCATGACCGTGGAGCCCATCACCATCGTGCCCATCAAGATCGAGTATGGTGCACGCGTGTCCGACGAGTTCCTGTACGCTTCCGAGGACGCCCAGATGGACGTTCTGAGCGCCTTTGCGGACGGCTTTGCCAAGAAGGTGGCCAAGGGTCTGGACCTCATGGCCTTCCACGGCATCAACCCCCGCACCGGCTCTGCGTCCGGCGTCATCGGCACCAACCACTTTGACAGCAAGGTCACCCAGGCCGTGACCATTGCCGCCTCCGACAAGCCCGACACCAACGTGGAGGCCGCCATCGCCCTGGTGCAGGGCGCGGAGCGGGACGTTACCGGCATGGTGCTGGCCCCCAGCTTCAAGAGCGCTCTGGCGGCCCAGACCACTACCGACGGTGCCAAGCTGTACCCGCAGCTGGCCTGGGGCGCAAACCCCGGCGAGGTGAACGGCCTGCGGGTGGAATCCACCTCCAACCTGTCCGCCGGTTCCAGCCTGGACCGTGCGCTGGTGGGCGACTTCACCAACTGCTTCAAGTGGGGCTACGCCAAGGAGATGCCCATTGAGGTGATCCAGTACGGCAATCCCGACAACGATGCGGATCTGGGTGACCTGAAGGGCCACAACCAGGTATACCTGCGCGGCGAGGCCTACATCGGCTGGGGCATCCTGGATCCATCCGCATTCGCCCACATCAAGGCCAACGCCTAAGGAGGACACGCCATGCTGTACCGCAACAAGCGCACCGGCGCTGTGATCGAGACGCCCTGCCGCGTTTCCGGCGGGGACTGGGAGCCCGTCAAGGCAGAAAAGGCGGCCAAACCCAAGGCTGCCGCCAAGGAGAAACCGGAGGCTGCTGAATGAGCTACGCCACCGTGGAGGACATGACCGCTCTGTGGCGTCCCATGACCGCTGCCGAGCAGGCAAGGGCGTTCTCCTTGCTGGATGTCATTTCGGCCAGCCTGGACGTGGAGGCCCGCAAGGCAGGCAAAGACCTGCCCGCACTGGTGGCCGCTGACCCGGCGCTGGCCATGGTGGCCAAGAGCGTGGCCGTGGATGTGGCCGCCCGCACCCTGATGACCAGCACGAACCAGGAGCCTATGACCCAGATCACCCAGGCAGCCGGCGGCTACTCGGCGTCCGGGTCCTTTCTGGTGCCCGGCGGCGGCCTGTTCATCAAAAAATCGGAGCTGGCCCGGCTGGGCCTGCGCCGTCAGCGGATGGGAGTGATCGAACCCTATGGCTCTGATTAAGGGCATCCCCGTCATCCTCTATGAGCGCACCCAGACCGGCGAGGATGCTTTTCACGCTCCGGTTTACACCGAAACACCGGTCACGGTGGAAAATGTGCTCATCACGCCGGTGGACAATGCCGCCGTGGTCACCGACCTGCAGCTTACGGGCCGCCGGGTGGCCTACGAGCTGTGCATCCCGAAAGGCGACGCTCACCGCTGGGAGGGCTGCACCGTGGAATTTTTTGGCCAGAAATGGCGAGTGTATGGCGGTGTCTCCCAGTACATCGAGGCGCTTGTGCCTCTGGCCTGGAACAAGAAAGTGCAGGTGGAACGGATTGAGTAAGCTGCGCGTGGAACTGAACAGCGCTGGGGTGCGTGCCCTCATGCGCTCCCCGGAGATGCAGGCCGTGCTGAAAGCGCGGGCCGACACCGTGAAAGACCGCTGTGGCGACGGGTACGAGGCCTATGTGGCCGCCACCCGCGCCGTGGCCGTGGTGGAGACCGCCACCCCGCAGGCCGTTGACGACAACTCGGCCAACAACACCCTGCTCAAAGCCACATCAGCCAGCCGGAAGGGCGCGACCGTGCACGAGCACAAACGCCACTTGAAGGACGGCAGGGTCATCACCGTAAGGAGCTACCAGAGGAAGAAATGATCGAAGAAACCATCCGCAGCTTTCTGGCCGAGCGGCTGGACGTGCCGGTCCGGCTGAGCGTGCCAACCCCGGCCCCCGCCCGCTTTGTGGTGGTGGAAAAGACCGGCTCCGGCTATGAGGACGGCATCTATAGCGCCACCATCGCGGTGCAGTCCTACGGGCCCGCCGCCACCAGCCACGACGGCACCCTGGACGCGGCAAGGCTCAACGAGCTTGTCAAGGCCGCCATGCAGGACGCCGACAGCCTGCCGCAGCTTGTGCGCTGCGACCTTTATTCCGACTACAATTTCCCCGACACCACCCGAAAACGACCCCGCTATCAGGCCGTTTTCGGCGTGGTGCATTACTGATTGAAAGGAGCCTTTTTTATGGCAGATGCAAAGAATGTGACCGCTGCAAAGCCCAAGGTGGGCGGTGCCGTCTGGCGTGCCCCGCTGGGCACCACTTTGCCTACCGACGCCAAGACCGCGCTGGACAAGGCATTCAAGAGCCTGGGCTATATCTCCAGCGACGGTCTGACCAACGCAAACTCCCCCTCCAGCGAGAACACCACCGCCTGGGGCGGTGACACCGTGCTGACCCAGCAGACCGAGAAGCCGGACACCTTCGCTTTCACCCTGCTGGAATCCCTGAACCCTGACGTGCTGAAGGCCGTGTACGGTGACGACAACGTCACCGGCGACCTGACCACCGGCATCACGGTCAAGGCCAACTCCAAAGAACAGAAGGACTGCTGCTGGGTGGTGGAGATGATCATGAAGGACGATGTGAACAAGCGCATCGTCATCCCGGACGCCGCCGTCACCTCGGTGGGCGACATCACCTATTCCAACGGCGCGGTGGGTTACAACACCACCCTGACCGCCGTGCCGGACACGACCGGCAACACCCACTACGAGTACATCACCGCCAAGGGCGTGTAAGGAGGACAAAACGCATGATCACTGCAAAAACCAACGACGGCTTTGAGATCGAGCTGAGCGAGGACGCACTGGACGACGCCGAGCTGCTGGACGCCTTGGGCGGCATGCAGGACGGCAACGTCTTTGATATGAGCCACCTGACCCTGCGCCTGCTGGGCAAGGAGGGCCGGAAGAAGCTGTATGACCACCTGCGCACCCCGGATGGCCGTGTGCCGGTGGCTAAGGTGGCGGACGCTCTGGGCGAGCTGATGAACAGCTTCACGGCCGGAAAAAACTCTGCATCCTCGCCGAACTGATCGCATCGGACGAGGACGCCCTGATCTGCGATTTTGCCCAGTATTACCATGTACTGGACTGGCGCGCCCTGCCGCTGCGTCTGGCCGCCACCCTGGCCGCAGGCCTGCCGGAAACAAGCCGCAGCCTGCGCAAGGCGGCAGGCCGCACGGTGGACTTTGAGACGGAACTGCTGGCCTATGCCGCCGACCGCCTGACCCAGGTGCTCTGGTGGCTGCACAACGACACGTCCAAGCCGCCCTCCGTGCTGGCCGACCTGTGCGGCGAGGCGGACACCAGCAACGTGCAGTGCTACGCCAGCGCAGAAGAATTTGATGCCGCCCTTGCGGCGCTGAAAGGAGGTTGACGCCATGGCGGACGGAATCGAACTGGGCAAGGCATATGTCCAGATCGTGCCCTCGGCGCAGGGCATCAAAAGCGCCCTGACTGAGATGTTTGACGAGGAGACCGACGGCCTTGGCGAGCAGACCGGACAAAGCATCGGCCAGAAACTGGTCGGCACCCTGAAGAACGTCATCGTGGCGGCCGGCATCGGCAAGATCATCTCGGATTCCATCAACATGGGCGGTGCCTTGCAGCAAAGCCTTGGCGGCGTGGAAACGCTGTTCAAGGACAGTGCCGACACGGTCAAGGAGTACGCCGCGCAGGCATACCGGACCGTGGGCCTTTCCGCCAACGACTACATGGAGCAGACCACCAGCTTTGCGGCCAGCCTGCTGTCCAGCGTCAGCCAGGACACCGATGCTGCCGCCCAGCTGGCCAACATGGCCATGGTGGATATGGCCGACAACGCCAACAAGATGGGCACGGATATGCAGGATATCCAGAACGCCTATCAGGGCTTTGCCAAGCAGAATTACACCATGCTGGACAACCTCAAGCTCGGCTACGGCGGCACACAGGCCGAGATGCAGAGGCTGTTGAATGACGCCACCAAGATCTCCGGCGTGAAGTACGACCTGGGCAATCTGGCCGACATGTACAGCGCCATCCATATCATCCAGCAGGAAATGGACATCACCGGCACCACCGCCAAGGAAGCAGCCACCACCCTGACCGGCAGCTTTGCCGCCATGAAGGCGGCTGCGGAAAACGTGATGGGCAACTGGTCCACCGGTGCCGATCTGACGGAGCCGCTGCAGGCGCTGGCCGACACGGCACAGACCTTCCTTGTGGACAACCTGCTGCCCATGATCGGCAATGTACTGGCAGGCATTCCGGAAATCGTTTACAGCCTTGTGCCGGAGCTCCTGCAGACCGGCACCGAGCTGCTCAGCTCCCTGGCACAGGGCTTCACCGAGGGCATCCCGGAGTTCTTCTCCACCGCTCTGCCGCAGCTGCTGGCATTTACAGACCAGCTGCGGGACAACGCGGCCAGCTTTGTGGACGCCGGTCTGAACCTCATCACCCAGCTGCTCAACGGTCTGATCGCCGGTCTGCCGGATCTGATCGCCTATGTGCCGGATATCATCATCAACATCTGCGGCATCATCAACGACAACATGCCCAAGATCCTCGCTGAAGGTGTTTCCATCATCGTGCAGCTGGTCGTGGGCATCGTCAAGGCGGTGCCGGATCTGCTGGCCAACTGGAAGAAGATCCTGCAGGCCGTGTTGTCGGTAATCTCGGCCATCAACTGGCTGAACATCGGCAAAAACATCCTCACCGGTGTGGCAAACGGCGTCAAGAGCATGGGTTCCAGCATGCTGAATGCCTTCAAGGGCGGATTTTCCAGTGCTCTTGCCTGGATCAAGAGCCTGCCCTCGCAGGCTGTGCAGTGGGGCAAGAACCTGATCCAGAGCTTCATCAACGGCCTTACCGGCAAAGGCGGTGCGGTTGGTGCAGGAGCCATCGCAGCCACCGCCGGTGCCACCATTGCTAAAACCGCCAGCGGGAACGACTGGTCCTCCGTCTGGGCGGACGCCAACGCCGACGTGGCCGACAGCGCCCAGTCCATGGCGGAGGTGGTCGTCCCGGCCTATACCAAGTCCGGGGACGCCGCCACCAAGGCGGCCAAAAAGACCAAGGCCGCCGCACAGGCCGCCGAGACCCTGCTGTGGTCCCTGCAGGACGCAGGCCACACCGACACCACCAACGCCCTGGGCAAGGTGACCATCCAGACCACCGAACTCACCGAGCACCTGAAAAAGGGCTCTGAAGAGTACGACCGCCTGACCAAGACCGTGACCGAATCCGGTAAGGAAATGGTCAACGGTGTGGCCAAGAACTACAAGACCGTCACCAAGTATGTGACCGAAAACGGCAAGACCATCGCCCAGACCCAGAAGGTCTACGAGGAAATTGCCGCCACTGTGGCCAAGACCGTTACGTCTACAACGGATTCCGTGGTCAATGGCATTGCCACCAGCACCAAGACCATCACCGAGACCCTGACCGACAAAACCACGACCCAGAAACAGGTCATCACCGAGACCTACAACGACATCGTGGACGGGGCGCTGGTCACGGTGGAGCGGGTCAAGACCATTGCCGCCGACGGTGTCCCGCAGACCACCGAGGAGATCAAGAAAGCCTCTGCCAATAGCTTTGACGGCCTTGTCAAGGGCTGGCAGGACGAGGCCGACAAGGGCGTGGTGGGTACCTTCAACACGCTGGTGAACGCGGTCAAGAAACAGGACTGGCAGTCTGTCGGCGAATGGGTGCTGTCCACCCTGTACAACGGCCTTGCCCCGCAGGCCAAGCAGCTCATTGACGACTTCGGCAAGAACCTGATCCAGCAGGTCAACAACGCGCTGGGCAAGGGTGTCAGCGCCGTTTCCAACGGCCTGTGGGATATGGGCGGCGACCTCGCCAAGGGACTGACCAGCGGCTTTGCAGACGTGCTCACGCAGGCGCAGGGCCTTGGCTCCACCCTCACCGGCATCTTTCAGGGGCTGAAAGGCCCGCTCACTGCGGCGGCAACCGCCATCAGCACCGGCCTGAAGGGCGGGCTGATCTCCAGCTTCCCGGAAATTCTGGCCTCCATGGGCACCCTGATTGGCTCCATCGGCAGTGCCTTTGTGGGCATGCTGGAAGCCGTCGCGGCGGCACTGTTTCCCACCGGATTCGGTGCCCCGCAGGCCCTGCTCATGATCGCGGCAGGTGTGGCCCTGACCGCCGCCATTGCGGCCATCGTGGCCGGCGTCGGCGGCGCGTTCAAGCGCAAGACCACCCCCGGCATCTCCGGCGGCACTTCCGGCAGCAGCACGACCTCCACGGCATCCGGCTCCCTGTGGGATTACGAGAAGCGTGCTCCGCTGCCGCAGCGCACCCAGCGGCCCAACATCGAGGTCAACCAGTACATTTACAGCAAAGCGCAGACGGCTGCCGACCTGATGCGCGAGGCACAGTACGAGCAGGAAAGGGCGGTGCTGCAGGGTGTTTGACGCGATCTTCAAGGCCAGCAACGGCCTGACCTTTTCCTTTGGCTACAAAGCGGGCGTGCTGTGGAGCATCACCCCGCTGGGTGGCCTGCCCGTGGATCTGGAGACCAGTCAGGGCTACCAGCAAGTGGGTGCCACCGTGGAGAGCCGGAGCATTTCCGGCGTGACCCGCACGGTCACCGGGCGCATCCTGCGCAATCAGGACTACTGCAAGCGCCAGCTGCGGGATGTGTTCGCGCCCTACGTCACCGGTCGGCTGACCGTGGCCGGGGCCTACTGGTGCGACGCTGAGGTGCAGCGCACCCCGGACATCAGCGTGTCCGGCCGGTGGCCCACCTTCTCGTTTCAGCTCTACTGCCCGGACCCCTACTGGCACAGCGTGAAGGAGCTCACCGTCTCGACCTTGAGCGTAACACCCACCTTCCGCCTGCCGGTGTGTTACGATGTGCACAGCTACGGCGTGCGGGAGCAGGCCAACTATTTGCGCATCGCCAACACCGGGCTGGCCACCCAGGACTGGCAGCTGACATTGGAAGCCCGCGGCCCGGTGGTCAACCCCGGCGTCAAGGACCCGGAGACCGGCGAATTCCTGCGCTTTGTCACCACCCTGCAGGACGGCGACAAGCTCCGGCTGTACCGCGAGAGCGGCCAGCTGAAACTGGAACAGATCATCGACGGCACCGGCTACAACATCATGTCCACGCTGGACGGGAGCAGCACCCTGTGGACTTTGCGCCACGGGACGCAGGCATGGCAGCGCACAGCGGATTCCGGCACGGAATGGCTGTTCCTGACCCTGACCTGCAGCACAGCGTTCTCCACCGTGGTCCTGGAGGTGGGCGGCAATGGCTGAGCGGACAAGTGCCCTGACGGCAGGCGGCCACAAGAGCATCTGCGTCTACGACGGCCAGCTGAACCTGCTGGGCCGGCTGGCAAGCTGGGTGTCGCTGGTCTGGCCGGAGCGCTACAACGTGTACAGCGGGGTGCAGGGTGCGCAGCTGGAACTGCACGCCTCCACCGACCTGCAGGCCCTGTGCCGCCCGGACCGGTACCTCTGGCTCACCGGCTCCGACCGCATCATGCGCATCTGCTCGGCGCAGACCGACCGCTCCGAACACAAGCTCGTGATCTCGGCCAGGGACGCCGCCTGCATCCTGGACGAGCGGATCAGCACCCGGACCCTGAGCGGCTTTGCGGTGGAAAGCACCCTGCGCAGCCTTGTGTCCGGTGCGGCTGCATGGCCGGGGCTGGAGCTGGGCGTGCTTGCAGATCTTGCCGACACCTACACCGGCGAGGTCAAGCCCGGCAGCCTGCTCAACATCGCCGAGCAGGTGTGCCAGGAGCTGGACATCGGGTTCCGGGTGCGGTTCGACCAGCAGGCCAAGAAGTTGCTGTTTGAGCTGTACCGGCCCAAGCTGGACCCCAACGCCCGGTATGCGCCCCAGTACGGCAACCTGACCGGCCTGACCTACACTGAGAGCATCACCGACTACAAGAACATCGTGACCGTGGCGGGCGCGGACGGCACCGTTACCGTGGGTGCCACCGGCAACACCGGCTCTGCCCGGCGGGAACTGTATCTGGACGCCACCTCTAAAAAGAAGGAGGACAACCAGAGCCAGGAGGATTATCTGGCCGCGCTGCGGGCGCTGGGTGAGCAGGAACTGGTCAAGCACACCCGCATTGAGAACTTCCGCTTTACCCCGACCGGAACGGTCACGGTAGGCAAGGTGGTGGCCGCCAGCCTGCCCGGCACCGACATCCAGGCAGCGGCCCGCATTACCAGCGTGACCCTGAGTTCCCAGAAGGGCGAAAACACGGTCACTACCGAGATCGGCACACCCATTCTCAGGAGGAAACCATGAGCATCATCACTTACCCGCTGAACGGCGTCACCTACGACGCGGAGGACGTGAGCACCTATCTGTGCACCCGCACCTCCGGCGTCTACGCCAAAGATTCCAACTACGCGGTCAGCGTCACCGGCCCGCGGCAGATCACCGTAGCTCCCGGCCTTGCGTGGATCAACTACGACGACTTCAAGGGCGTCTCGGCCTGCAGCCGGGAGGCGGTCAACCTGACCGTCCCGGACGCCGACAGCACCCTGCCCCGCATCGACCGGGTGGTGCTGCAGTTCGACACGGCGGCCAACCTGACCGCCGTCAAGCTCAAGCCTGGCACGCCTGCCGCCGCCCCGGAGCCGCCCGCCATCCTGCAGAACCACAACCAGTACGAGCTGGGCCTGTGCACGGTGAGCGTGCCTGCAGGCTCCTCGGTGATCACCGCCGCCGACATCACCGACACCCGCGCGGACGAGGACGTGTGCGGCGTCATGCGGGACGGGGTCAAGGGCATCCCCACGGCCCAGCTGCAGGCGCAGGCGCTGGCCATGCTGACCCAGCTGTCCACTGAGCTGCACACCAAACTCGACGCCCTGGACGCCGCCATCGCGGCGGTGGAGAGCGGGAGCTTTTACACCAAGAGCGAGGCGGACAAAAAGTTCGGCACGCCGTACACCCTGCCGCCCGCTACGGCGGACCAGCTGGGCGGCGTGAAGGTGGGCGACTACCTGGACATCGCTGCGGACGGCACCCTCAGCGGCAAGACGCTGTATGACACCATCGCGGCCAGTGTGGCGGTCAAGTCGGAGGCGCGACTGGTGTGGAACACCCATGTGACGTCTCCTAACAAATTCACAACTTGGGATGTTCAGATTCCAGGCAATGTTGATAAGATATGCATTACCAAAGGCAAGTACAACAGCTACGGTAATAACACTGAAAAAAGCATTGCACGCGGTGGCACGACAACTTATGACTGTGACATCAATTTTACAATCACATTCCAAACAAACGGCATCCTTCATGTTGTTTCTCCATACAAAACATTGTTCCCTCTGGAACTCTTCATTGACGGCTACCACTACCCCACCCTTGCCGACCTTCTGACGCAGGTGACCGCCGTGGAGAGCAGTGTCACCGATCTTCAGGTGGCCCTGTGCGAGCTGTACGAAGAAAAGGAGGAAAATTGATGGCGAAAATTTATGCAGCCCTGATCCGCAAGGGTATCAAGACGCTGGACGAGGTGCCCGCCCGTCTGCGCAGCACCGTGAAAGCCCTGCTGGCCGAAAAGGAGTGACTGCCATGATCGACTACACTGTGACCCTGACGCCCAGCGGCGGCGTGGTGCTGCCGGGGTACGCCTCGGCGCTGGCGCTGGGCTACACCAAGAACCGGGGCGTGTACCGCCTTGCAGTCACCGCTTCCGGCGAGTGGGAAGGGCTGGCTATCCGCTGCTTCTGGCACGTCCCGGACGACAAAGACCCGGCGTCCTCGCTGGTGGTGGACGGCTATGTGTCCGTGCCCGCCAGCGTGACCGCACAGCCCGGCAGCGGGTGCGTCACCTTTGAGGGCAGCGACGGCACCAAGACCGTGACCAGCGCAGACCTGCGGTACCGTGTGGCGGCCAACTCCGGCACGGAGGACGGCACAGAGCCGGAGCCTGGCACACCTGCCTGGCAGGAGCTGGTGGGGGCCGTGCACACCGATGCCATCGCCGCAGAGCAGGCCAAGACCGATGCCCAGACCGCAGCGCAGCAGGCAGGAGCAGCCGCACAAAAGGCCGCTGCCAGCGAGAAAGCTGCCGGTGACGCACAGAAAAAAGCCGCCGAGAGCTTGCAGGAGCTCAAGGACGGCATTGCGTCCGGAGACTTTAAGGGCGAGCCGGGAGCTACCGGCCCGGTCGGCCCCGAAGGGCCACAGGGCGCACAAGGTTTGCCCGGCCCTCAAGGCCCCAAAGGTGACCCCGGAGAGACCGGCCCGCAGGGGCCGCAGGGCGAGAAGGGCGAGACCGGTGAGGCAGGCCCTGCTGGTGCCGACGGCAAGGACGGCGCACCCGGCAAAGACGCCACCGTGGATGCCACCCTGACCCAGAGCGGGAAGGCAGCAGACGCAAAAGTGACCGGCGATGCGCTGGCGACCAAAGCAGTCATCGACGACACCACAGTCGGCACCGACGCATGGAGCAGCAAGCACATCGTGGACCTGCTCTGCCCGCCCATTGAGGAGACCGGCAACCCGTTGCAGTGCCATCCTGTGGCAGCCTATCCGCTGGGGGTGACTGCCAGCTGGGAGCCGACGCAGGATGGCAGCGGTGAGCCGTCCCCTGACAATATCCGGCCTATTTCCGGGCGGGAGACGGTGAGCGTGGAGCGGTGCGGGGGGAATGTTATTGAGTTTTTAAGAACAAATGATTCCCATGAAAGCGTTAAAATAGCAGTAGACGCAGAAAAAAATATTACGCTTAACGGAGCATTAACTCGCGGAGCCAATATCATAATTGGAATGTGTCGGCTGCATTGGGTTGCGGGAAAAACCTACACCATGTACGTCAAGAAGGTGGGCGGCAGTGCCTCTCTTGGAAGCGGTGACGGCATTACTTTTGCCTATTCGCTGTTCACGCAGGATTATAATCGTTACTTCCGTGGTGATACACGCAGCACAAACCTTAATGCGTATATTGCAAGCGATGCTGCGCTGGCAGAAACCGAGCTTGTTTTTATGCTGCAATGCTGGCGAGCAAATACAGTATTCAACAACTTCAAATTCCAAATCGAAGTTATTCCTGGCACCACCGCCCCCACCACCTACACCCCTTACACCGGCCAAACCGCCGCCCTGACTCTGCCGAGCACTGTCTACGGCGGCACGGTGGATGCAGTGACGGGAGAGGGGCAGGAAACGTGGAAAATAGCAACCATTGATGCTAAAAAAATCAAATTCTCATCTGATGGTAATGATAGATTTTGGAATTTGCCGTACCACACAGCAGATGGTGCAACTGGCGCATCTAAAATTATATGCAGCCATTTCATTTCCTCTACATTTTCAGTAAATGAACCATATGCGTTCTTTTTTACGCAGCCAAACCGTTTGCAGAACTTGTTCTCAAGTTTAGATGAGCTGAATGATTATTGTGCTGCACAATATGCCGCAGGAACGCCTGTGCAGATTGTGTATCAGTCGCTGAAAGAGCCTGTGCCTTTTACAGCCACCGGAGCGCAGCCTATCCCCGCCCTCCCCGGCGTGAACACCCTGATGACCGACGCGAACAGTGTAACCGTTACCGGCAGAGCAGACCCCATCAAACGAATTACGGACCTTGAGGATGCTGTGGCATCAATGACCAACACATAAGGAGGTACATATGGCAATTAAAAGTAAAGCCAGGCACGACCTGACCCTGCGCTCCATCAAGCGTGAAATCGCCGCAGGACGCGATGTTGCGTTCTGGCTGGATAAAGCATATATGCACTACGACAACGGATTGCTGACCGCAGATGACGTCGCAAAGGTGGAGCGGCTGGCACAGGCGTACTATGACGCGCTGGACGCAGAAGACAAGGCGGACGCTGAGGACAAGGCGAACGCTGAGGAAATCACACTGTAAGGAGGATATCATGGCAAGCACTACATACGAGCATTTTGTTGACACCAACAAAATGTACGCCGCACAAGAGCAATTTCGTGACATCACGAAAATGGTGACAAAACGTCACCGTTTCACCGCGCTTGGCAATATGGTGCGCAACGCCGGACAGCTCCCGCAGCCCTTCTGGCTCGGTGCTGTCTGTGGCGGCGGCTCGTGTAGTGCTGCCAGCTGCGCTGCAAGGACTTGACCGACAGCAGATGACCGCCGCCATCAAAAACGCACCGCTTGGGAGGGTAGACCGTAAGATAGCCTTACTGCGGTACGTTGAGCGGCTCCCACTGCCGGACATTGCAGCACAGACGCATTACAGCCGGACGGCGGTAGGCTACCGGCTGAAAGGCATTGAAAAAATGCTTGGATAAAGCTTGGATAAGGCTTGGATAAGCAAATCCCCCGGTGTTCCGCTTGGAGCATCGGGGGATTTTTGTTTATGCGGTTTGTTCAGCGGGGGAGGGGAGCACCTTGCGCTCCTTGGCTTTTTCTTCCTGCTGCTCCTTCACGGTCAAATAGCCATGGTCGTGCATCTGCTTGTAGATAAATGCCTGTCCGGTGCGGTTCCACCGGGTGTTTTCTTTGGTCTCGCCGTTTCCGACCTCTACAGGTATACTCAGCGTATAGCCCTTGTCGATATACTTGCGCTTGGGTATCCACTGCTTGTTTACCTTGCGCTGGATGCCCCACTCATTAAGCAACTTGTTCAGCTTGTTGGCGGTCATGCCAAAGTTGAGCGCAATCTGCGTCACAGTGAGCGTTTCATCACTCAAAAGCATATTATGGGCGTACTCGGCAGCGGGCTTGAGCTTGGTGTTTTCCTTTTCGAGCTGCTTAGAGCGCTCCTGTTCCCTCGCAATGATGCCTTGCGCCATAACCAGCGCTTTGGAAAGTGCCAGCTCCGGCGGTTCAGGTTCGGGCGTGGTCAGCTTCTTCTCCATCTCGTTAAAGGCTTGGATGTACTTTAACTTCCACTCATCAGCCTTTTTGCCAGTGAAACCCATCACAAGGAAAGAAAATCCGTCACGGTTCATCAGGTACATGGGAAGCTTCTTGTTCTGGCTGGTGGTGTACTCGGTCAAATGGAACATTTCGAGGAGAGCGGAATTTTCCGCCGTCCTCGCACGGATGGATTCCAACAGGTCTTTGTGATTTTTCCCAAAGCGCTCTGCAATTTCCAGCGTAGACACAACGGCCTGCCCGTTCTGGGTGGAAAGAACAATGTCACTCATGCCGCACTCTCCTTATTGATCTCCGCTTCAAGCACCGCGTCTACTTCCTTCTCCAACCCGGTAAGGGATGCGAACAAGGCTGTCAGCATAGAGCTGTACATCGGGGCTTCGTTCCAAATCTGGCTCACAAGCTCGCTGGTGCGCTCCCGCTTGATCATATCGGTCTTGTGCGTTTCCTCAAACCAGTTGGCAAAGATGTTCAACAGGTCGTGCATTACTCGGAGTTCGCCAGAAACAGCATCCAGTTCAAGTTCCGCTTTCGTGATTTTTGGTGTGTTCATTGCTAAAACCTCAAAAATGTTTGTAAAGCACTAGAGGTCGTGGTATAATAAACTTACCAGACCTCTGTGTTTGGGAAGGAATCTCTGTGCTGTGGGTCGCCAAACTTTCCAGCACAGGGATTTTTTATTTGATGGACTGTTCAACAAGGTCGATTCCCTTACGCACGATTTCGCTTTTGCTCATATTCAAGGATTCGGCGCACTTGTCCAACTTCCTGCAATATTCTTCGTCCAGTCTGACGCGGAGCATGGTGTCTTTCGGGTTTTCTGCCTTTGGTCTACCAGTCTTAGGCGACATCTAAATCACCTCGCTTTTTATGTCGCTACAATTATTATATATTTGTTGCTACAAAATGTCAAGGGCTTTTCCAGAATATTTATAATTCACAAAAATTAAGCGCTCATGCGGATTTTTCCGTGTGGGCGCTTTTCTTTTTTGTCCTTCGTTTGGCGTTCGTTGTCTCTCCCGGCGGTTTAAAAAAGTACACTGGGCGCAAAGGGAGGGGATGAGCGCCCATGTGGCACAAGTTCAACCCGAATCCTCACGGCAGCAGCGTTGGAGACTGCACAGTACGTGCCGTTGCAGCTGCCACCGGTCAGAGCTGGGAGCAGGCGTATATTGCGCTGGCGCTCACTGGTTACGCCCTCGGCGATATGCCCAGCGCCAACCGTACATGGGGCGCGTACCTCCAAAAGCAGGGTTACAAGCGCCGCATGGTGGAAGCGGACTGCACCACCTGTTACACCGTGGCAGATTTTGCCCGGGAGTACCCGCGTGGCGTGTATGTGCTGGGCTGCTCCGGGCACGTTCTGGCTGTGGTCAACGGCGAGTGGTGGGACAGCTGGGACAGCGGCAGGGAGTGCCCGATCTACTACTGGTATAAGGAGGAGTAAACGATGCCTTACAATCCGTATGCGTATCAGATGCCGACATACTACGGCCAGCCAATGCCGGACAACCTCACTCAACTCAGGCAGGGAGTGGGCTATCAGTCTCCCATGATGCAGCAGCCGACAGCCCAGACAGCACAGGCTACGCCCTCCATCATCTGGGTGCAGGGCGAGGAGGGCGCAAAAGCATACATGGTTGCCGCAGGAAACAGCGTGCTCCTGATGGACAGCGAAAACAGCGCGTTTTACATCAAAAGCACCGATGCAAGCGGTATGCCGCTTCCCCTCCGGGTGTTTGACTACAAGGAGCGCACCACAGCCGCAAAAACGCCGCCACAAACGGCGCAGCAGTCTGGCGTGGAGTTTGTCACCCGGGCAGAGTTTAACGCGCTGGCAGCCCGCTGTGCGGCGCTGGAAAAGCAAGAGCCCACAAAGCCTGAAACGGAGGCCAAGTAATTATGTCAAACCCTCTTTTTAACGTTCTGAGCGGCGGTATGCCCGCCATGTCCGGCCCTATGGGTCAGTTTGGTCAGCTGATGCAGCAGTTCCAGCAGTTCCGTGCAAACTTTCAAGGCGACCCAAAAGCAGAAGTGCAAAAGCTGCTGCAATCCGGCAAAATGTCACAAAACCAGCTGAACCAATTACAGGCGATGGCGAAACAGTTTCAGCAGTTTCTTCATTAAGTCGTAACCGTGGCCACGGTTCAAGCATAAAAATCATTCAAAACACACGAAAGGAGTACAAAAATGTCTCTTTCTTCCGATTCTGCGGTTCTGACCATGCCTGTTCAGCCCGCAAACACCAATGGCGGCAACGGCTTTGGCTTTGGCAATGATGGCGCATGGTGGATCATCATCCTGTTCCTGTTCGCCTTCTGCGGCGGCTGGGGAGGCAACTGGGGAGGCAATGGCAACACCGGTGCCGGTGTCGTTGACGGCTACGTCCTGACCTCCGATTTTGCCAACATCGAGCGCAAGATGGATGGTATCAACAACGGCATGTGTGATGGCTTCTACCAGCAGGCGCAGCTTGTCAACGGCGTGCAGCAGACCGTGAACAACGGCTTTATGTCCGCAGAGATCAGCCGCGCAAACCAGCAGGCGGCGTTCATGCAGCAGCTGTTTGCCATGCAGATGCAGCAGCAGGAGTGCTGCTGCGAGAACCGCTCTGCCATTCAGGGCGTCAACTACAATTTGGCCACCCAGTCCTGCGAGACCCGGAACACGGTGCAGAACACCACCCGGGACATCATCGACAACCAGAACCAGAACGCCCGCGCCATCCTTGACGCCCTGACCGCACAGCGCATCGAGGCAAAGGACGCAAAGATCGCTGAGCAGGGTCAGCAGCTGTTCGCAGCACAGCTTGCAGCTTCCCAGGCGGCGCAGAATGAGACCCTCAAGGCATACATGAGCGGTCAGCTGGCCTACTACAACCCGCGTCCCGTTCCTGCCTTCCCGGTTCCTGCGCCGTACCAGTACGGTAACTGTGGCACCGGATGCGGCTGTAACGGCTGCGCATAACCGAATCACGGCAACTGACTGCAAATTGTATGTAGTCTGTTCAGCCCCTGAGCTGATTTTGCAAACCAGAGCGCCGGGGCAAAAGTCCCGGCGTTTTTCTATGAAAGGAGCCGATAAAATGGCTGAATTTAGCAACTCTAACACCGTCAGCGTGGCGGCAGGTGAAAACCTTCCCCTGACCGAGACCGCGGTGAAAGCCCCTGCCTGCATCATGCACCGTGAGGGCAGCGGCCTCGTGACCCTGCGCGGTCTGACCAATCAATGCAAAGCCCGCTTCAAGGTGAGCTTTGGCGGAAATATCGCCATTCCCACCGGCGGCACCGTGGGGCCCGTTTCCGTGGCGCTGTCTGTCGGCGGTGAGGCACTCAATAGCGCGACCGCCATTGTCACACCTGCTGCAGTCGAAAACTACTTCAACGTTTTCGTGGCCGCGTTCATCGAGGTGCCGCGCGGCTGCTGCGTGACCGTGGCGGTTAAAAATACCAGTACGCAGGCAGTCAGCATTGCAAACAGCAATCTGATCGTTGAGCGGGTAGCATAAGAAAGGAGATAAAGCCATGCTGGATAAACTGAATCACCTGAAGGATGAGATGTGCGACGAGCTCATGGAACTGACCGACAAAAAGAACCGTTCCCCGGGTGATGTTGAGATGATCGGCGAGATTGTGGATATCATTTTGGACATCCACCGCATCGAGGATTACTGTGAGGGCGGCGAGTACAGTCGTGCGGGCGAGTGGGCTGCTGACATGCGTGGGACTTTCGGCCACGATGCCGGAAACGGTTACAACCGGGGCAGCAGCTATGCCAACCGAGGCCGTCACTATGTTCGTGGGCATTACTCCCGCACGGATGGCCGTGAGCGCATGATCTCTGACATCGAGGACATGATGCAGGAGGCCACCGGCGCAGAGCGCGATGCATACAAGCGGGCCGCTGACATCTTGCGCAACGCATAAGAAAGGGGGCGGCAGGCATGGACATTGACGAGATCAACACCCACATTCACAAACTGAAATGTGGTTCAACGGACTGGCAGAGCGTGGAAAAGCTTGCCGCCCTCTGCACTGTGCGGGACGAGTTGGAAGAAGCACACGCACCTGAAATGCAGACTCAAGCGCCGCCTCCCACGTCGTACCCGGCGGCATACTCCACAAAAGCAAATCCGCAAAGCGAGTTCGTGGAAGCGGCCAGCGCCGCGCCCTTTGGAGGCTTGATGGAAGTGCTTGATGAGCACATGAAGGCCATAAAGCTTGCGTACCCGAAAGAGTATGAGCTAGTCATGCGGAAGATAAGCGACTTGTAAAAAGGCATAGAATATGCTATTTTTACATAAGCTTCAACGTTGGGACATGTAATATATAATCTAACGGAAAGCCAACAAATAAATAATTGCTTACGTTAAAACGTCAAATAAATTTGATTTGTAATCAGTGGGTTGCAGGTTCAACTCCTGTCACCAGCTCCAAGAAAAACCGCTCGGGAACATTGATTTCCGGGCGGTTTTTCCATGGGGCGAGTTTGTTGGAGAGATTGGTGCAGAAATTGCGATAAAATCTGTTGCAGATGGTTGACAAACTGCTTTGCGCGTGGTAATATATACAGGCAGTCCGCGCGGCGGACACAAAAGAATATGGGCGTGTTCCCGAGTGGCCAATGGGGACAGACTGTAAATCTGCTGCTT